AACTCCTATGCTGCGATTGGTAGCCAATTTGGTGTTTGGCTTGTATCAATCAGCCCCCACACCAAGGTTGATGAAATTCTTCCGGTAGCGCTGACTCCGGTCAATGTTACTGTTGCTTTACCACTTTCGTCTACCTCTCCAAGGCCAACGGTACCAACCACTCCGGTGACGGTTACGGTGCCTTTACCACTTATTTCTACAGTTCCAAGGGCCACCGTCCCAAGAACGCCGGTAACTTCTACAGTCGCCTTGGCCCTAATAGAAACTGTTCCTATTTCACCAGAAGCGTCCAGCCCGTAAACATCTACATTTGCTTTTCCAGTTACGGTCGCATTACCAATTTCTCCAGTAGAACTCACCCCAGTAACAGACACAAACGCACCGGCACGAACCTCTTCTTGCCCAAGAGCCGTTGTTCCAACAACGCCTGTAACATCAACGTTAGCTTTACCAGAGACACTAGCGGTTCCAATTACTCCAGAAGCCTGAACTCCAGTCGGAACAACATTAACATCCCCTGTAACTTCGGCTACGGTACCAACTTCACCCGTACCAACTACGCCAGAGTTTATAACTACGTAGTTTGTGGTTCTTTGTGCTACGGTGCCTAAAGATCCGACCGCTTCAACGCCGGTAACATCAAATATAGCGTCGCCGGTTACCAATACGGAACCTAATTCTGAATTTGCCTGAACACCCGTAACCGATACCGTCGCCTTGGCAATAACTTCTTCTTCACCAAGTGATCCGGTTGCTTGTAGGCCGGTAACATCGACAAGCGCAGCCGCTCTTACTACTACATCCCCTAAAGAGCCAGCAGCAGAAACACCTGTAACATTTATGCTCTGAACTACATTTACTGAACCAACAGATCCGGCAGCCTGAACGCCCGTAACATCAACCAAAGCAGCGGCACGGGCTACTACAGAGCCCACTTCGCCGGACGCAGAAACCCCGGTTATATTTACATTTGCTTTGCCACTTACTGCTTCAGCGCCAATTGCTCCGGACGCACCGACCCCGGTGAGAGTGACAGAGACATCAATCTGCCCGATGCCATACTCACCAAGGCCATAACTTCCTTCGTCCCAAGCGCCAGTCGCTGCCATTTACTTTTAAGCAATACGAATAATTGCGTTAGAAGCATCGTTGGTCGGGAAAATGATGGTGAAGTCGCCAGCAGTGGACGTCTTGTCGCCACCAAAGTCCAGAACGCAGACAGCGGCGTTGGTCAGCGTGGTGTTAGCGGTACCGTTAGCAGAGGGCGTGGTGTTGTAAATCAAAGCGCCACGAGCCGTAACCGTCACGTTAGCAAAGGTCAGGTCCGAAAAATCAGTAAAGCCAGTACCAGCAGTTGCGTTGGTGTTGGTTACATTAACGCCGGTATTCGTCAGAGCGCTGCCACCAGCAGAATAGTTGGTGCCGGTTGCTTCGTTAGAAGCCGTGTAAGCGGTGGTGTTTGCATCAATAGATGCAGACGAGGTGTACAGGGCTAGTTTAAACGTATCGCCAGAAGCGTTACGAAAATCGTGAACAGCCAGAAGCAGTTCAGCCTTAAACGAACTGCACATCGCTTGAGAAATTGCCATGATTGGCTCCTTTATTCATCAAAAAGTTTTACTAACTCAGGAAATCCAGCCTTATTGAACTTGTTCACCAAGGTGACCCGATCAGACCGAACTGCCTCTTTCATATAGAACACCAGAACCTTCCTGATGCTCTCCCTAAATGCCTCTGCCTGATCCCGTATTGCTGGGTGGGTTTGGCTTCCTACATAAATAATCTTATCCAACGCCCGCTCGGCAACCTCTTCTGGCGTAAACCCGCGGTTTTCGGTCGTTTCTACCCGAACCTGACCGCCTAAAAGAAAAGCTACTTCGTCCATTTTCATCGTACTGGGTACCTTGCCTGAGGCGTTCTGTACATATCCTGACGGTTCTTACCTTCACTGAGCTGTTTGAGCATCGCTAGGGACTCATTGTACCGAGCAATATAGTTATCCAGTACATCTTTTTCGCCCTTCATGAACGTATACGCTTCCAGCAAAGAGCCATAAAGCAATACAGAATCAAAATTATCCCCCAGCCAAGATGAACCGGCAGTAACAATAGACTGAGGATAATAGAAGTAGTGAAGCTCGACCGAGTACGCCGCATCCGGAGTAGGGCCAAGGATGTAGGAATCTTCATCAAAATAGGCGTAATGGGTTGGTTTTCCGGTTGTTGCGGGGTATGGGAACGCCTCGCGGATGTAGTTTACGTCCTTGTTTAGCAGGTATTCGTACCCGCCCGTGGTTGGGTCAATCACAGCCAAAGAGAAGTTTGCAAGCCAATCTGAAGGGGTAGACAGGTATTTATTGCCTGCAGTTGTGTTTCCGGTCACGTTTTTGCGCAATGCAAGAATCTGAACCGAGTTGTAAATTCTCTGTTCAGCCTGCTCAATAAACGTATTTATCTGCTCGGTGCTAGTAAAGGTGGTCGTCCCAGAACCCGCAGAATCAGTCCACGAAGTATCTGGGAAATCGTCTTCGACGTACCCTTTAATTGTCTCAAACAGTTCGGCGTAGTTCACAACTTACCCCATCTTTTTGCTGTGGCTGTTACCGCGGGTCGTGTTCTTAGTACCACGAGTCCGCTGAGTCTGCGTATTAGGTACATTGTTGGGGTAGCCGTTGTTATTCGGCACGATGGGAATTTGTTTGACTGGCTTATCCATTTTTAGTCCTATAAAGTTGTTACAGTTACAGTGCCAACCTGGCCCTGCGCAACCAAATTATTAACCAAACCAAAGAGGTGTAGTGGATTATTTAATCCAACAGGGTTCCAACCCCACTGGATGATCCGGCTACCACCCGATGGCGTACCATCCTTGTCTACTTCACTGCCACTACCAAACGCAATTTTCAGACCAGTTAAACCTGCTTGGTAGTACGTTGTATCGGGTCGTGGGTTCCGTAGAGCCTGTGGATCATCGACCGGGTACATCCCCAACTGCAACTGGGGCTGATCTGGTTCCCAGCAAGTCGGGCAAACAAGCAAATTGACGTTTTTGGTCTTAACTACAATTGTTTTTAACTGCTTCAATTTGTACTGAAAACCACATCTGTCACATTCTGCAATTGCCCATTTACCAGAAGCAAAATTATTAGGCATTACATGCCTCCGCCACCGATAAACATCTGTCTAGGAGCCAGACGCAAAGGCGCTTTTTCACGGTCTTCAGTAGACGCCAGGGCCCACTGTTCTTCGTATGACGCCTTGAGCATCTCAATTCTATTCTCAGAACCGGGCAATTTCATAGCCAGATAGTAAGCGAGCCCTGCCACCAAGCAGGGGAGCATCCGGAACGGGATATCTTGGGTGTTCACACCGTTGCCAGCGTCCTGAATCCGGCGCAAGCGCCAGTAGACGTAGGTGTAGTAGTTACTCTGCTCGGGAGCAGGCCAGACGTTGATTGTGGGGTTGTTAACTCCACTTGGCTCCGTAGCACCAGACTGCCGGTTAATCCAGACCTGGATTGGTCGACCTTGAGCATTCTTGTTTGGAATATTAGCGTAGGTAGAAACGCTAATACGGTTGATGTTAATATCAGTCTGGTCAATCCCAGACTGGGTACGGATCACCGAATCCAGCAGATCAATGGTATCTACAGGAAGATCATAAGTAATCTGCCCCTGGACCATGGGAATACTGCCCTGCTCAATCGTCCACAGGTTGATACCCCGGTTAGCCCACTCAATAGTAAGCAAGTTGAGGCTACGACGCGCAGTACGGAAGTCATAACCGGTACGAATCTCCGCGCCAGCACGCTCAAAGGCCTCTTCAATGAGGTTATTGAGGTCTAGGTTAAAGATCTGCGTACCAGTAGTGGTCATTTCATTCCCATTCAAACATCAAACGTACAACAAACAAATCTATTACAAAGATGGGCTTGCCGTCTTCCGGCTCTCTTTGAATCTCAACTCCTAACATTACCCCAGAGATAAAGTAGAAGGAGACCGAGAAGCCGTTCATTTTTGTTCCTTTAACGCCTCAACTTGGGCTCGCAATCTGGCAATTTCCTCGTCGCGCTCTTCTAATTTCCTAATAAGTCCCGCATTCATATCGCCCCACACAGCCGCATGAGCCATACGCTCTTTGTGGTCTTCCAGCATCACCTTAAAGAGTCTTTCAGACGCCTCAATTTGTACCTGGATAAAGTCTTTCACTTTTTAAACCCCTTCAAGGTTTGAGCCAGACGAGCACGTTGCCCCATCTTGCCGGGAGCTTTAGCGGCTGCAGCTAATTTTTTAGCTGGGATCTTCTCGCCCTTCTTGACACCAAGCGACTTCTTCAGAGCACCGGGCTTTTTAATGGCGTCTTTAATCCAGTTGCCACCAACCTTGCCGCCTTTTTTGTAGACGCCGCGGCCCTTGAGGATGTCGGCTTGGGTAACTTCGCCGTCGTTGTTTAAATCAGGAAAACTCTTAGCCATTATCTGAACCCCGCTGTTTTCTTTGCTATGGTTTTAGGTTGTTTAACAAACTGCTTACCTTTTGCTTTACCTTGTCGCTTAGCTCTAGTAGTGGCTGCATACTCTGCTGGGCTAAGAGCTTCAATTGCTGCAGAAGGAAGGTAACGCTCTCCAGTAGCCTTGGGGCCCTGGGTAGACGGTTTGCCACTTTTAGTCCGCCATTTTTGGGCTGTCCAGGCTTTGAGGCTTTTTTGGGGCTTTGCGAGTCCACTCACTTATACCCTCCGCCGTTAACCTTATATTGCTTTGCCAACATTTGGCTTTTCCTCGCGGACCATTGCCCCGGAGCACCACCCTTGCCACCAGCCTTGATCTTGTTAAACAGAGCCTTGCGCATGCCGGGTTTGGTGTAATTACCTGCCTCATTGACGCGAGAAACCGAGCCACCCTCTTCATACATGGTGAACTTGTCACCATCCTTGCGAGTAGCAGACTTGGCTCTCGGCATCTTAGAGGGGTTCATAATCCCCATGCCACGGCTAGGCCTCATTTAGCAGCTCCGACCAGACTTCTTCATGTATCCGCCACCAGCCATTTTGACCTGCATACCTTTGGTTTTGCCTTTACTAGCAACACCGTCAGCAGCCTTGTGACCAGCCAGCAGGCCACCTTTAGCCATCTTAGCGTGGGCTTTAGACGCAGGAGCAGCGGCATGGGCCTTAAGAGAGGTAGCGATACCGCCCTTTTTCATGGCTTTTTTCTGCATGTCGGCCTTAGCCATACCGCGGCCTTCGGATTTCATCTCTGCCATCTCATGCTTGAGCATGGACTGAGGAGCACCTTTTTTCTTCATGAAGGAAACTTCTTTCTTCATCATGGCTTTTGATTCTTTCATTTCTCCACCTTCCTTAAATTTGCGGCCCTTATCAGCCTTAAGAAACTCCTCGCCAACAGAGCGAGGGACGCCTGCCTTCTTAGCGAAGGCTGGATTCTTTGCAACTGCAGCCATAAAATTGTGCTGCTTTTTGCTAACGCTTGGCATTACACCATCCGTCCCTTAGTTTTTCCACGCATAGCGCAACCATCAGCACGGCGAGAAGCAGACCCAACAGAACCGCCTCCAGCATATTTTTTAGCTTTAATCTCGCCACCTTTTTTAACTCCATATGGGTTTCTAGCGCGCATATCGAGGCGTTCACGAGTCATACGAGAATTAAGTTCGCCTTCGCTAAATTTACCGGTTCCGCTACCATCGTTGCCGGATTCTGAAGCTGCTGCAGCGCCAGTCTCAAATCTGTTACGGAAAGAAGGAGGCTTAATTGTGCCTGTAGTGATGTAGCGACTCGCGCCACCGGTATTGGTAGCAGGCGTTTTTTCATCAGCCGTATCTCTGTCATAAGTGCTAGCATCAGCTTTAGAAGTAGGAGCGGCCTTCTTCATCATGGATTTACCGGCAGCTTTAGAAGCTTTGGCTTGACGAGCGGCTTTGGTGCGGTCCATATTAGCCAGTTCGTCGTAGTTAGACTCATCTTTGCCAAGACGAGTCTTAGCCATACCAGCCGAAGCATCGGCGGTGGTATCAACATCTTCATCTTTTTTACCCATCTTGCCTGCCAGGTAAGCAGCTGCGCCAAGACCGCCCAAAGCGGCGAGTGTTTTAAGTCCCTTAGCCATCATTTATCCTTTCGAAATAAGGCGGTCAATTTTCTCTTCGAGGCGGTTAAACCTCGCATCAATGTGTTCAGTAATTCGCTGAACTTCTTCTTTAGTAACGTGGTCACGTGCAACCTCCACTTTAGTCTGATTAAGGCTCTGCTCAATCTGATCTATTTTCTTAAATTTTTCCTGTGCCATATACCATACCAACATAAAAAATGCGGATGCTAGAGTTAACGCGGCGTTCCATACAAGGGCAAAGATGTCCATGTCAGCATTTCCATGCACGCAAGCTTTTGTTAATCCGACTATTCGGGTCGTTCGCCGTTTTCGCTGAAGTAAGCTTCTTCTTCATCCCTGTCATTCGGGCGCAGAACGACTTCTTGCGGGCCCCACCTTCCGGCTGTGGGGGTTTAAGTCCGGGTTTGCCAGGGTTGGCTGCATTGTAAGAAGCACGCCCTTTGGCGTTCAAACCGCCTTTGGGGTTCTTACCTTCTTTGCGTTGCCATGCGGGGGTCTTAGCCATTTAAGCCACCTTTTGTGCGGACTCGGGGACAATCATGGGGTAGAGCACGTCACGACCAAAGTTGCCCTCGTACTCCTGAACGCCCATGTGTCCCAGGCTGATAGTTGGGTCAATCCAAACTTCAAACCCCAAATCACGGGCACGGTCGCAGAACAAGAAGTCTTCACCCATGTACCCTTCGTCGGTCAACATGAAGTCAAACAGACAAGGCACCATACGCTCAGTCTTCTTGTCATAGTAGGTCCACTCAGGGTGGGCCTCGGTCATTTTTACAAACACTTCACGACGAACCATCATAAACGCCGTGGCAACCCGATTGGCCTTAACCAGCCCCATGCCATTCATCGTCAGCTGATTGTTTTCGTCGTAGTTCAGATCGGTGATGTAAACCTTGTCAGTGCTACGGGTGCGCGGGACACCAGCAACAATCCCCTTTTTGGGGTCTGTAGTCCACGCCATCAAACGAAAGATATCGTCTGGCATGAAGTTGATATCGGAGTCAATAAAGATTAAGTCGGTACACTCGGACTCCAACATATCCTTAGACAACAAGTTACGAGCACGGGACACAACAGAACAGCCGCAGATGCTGCCGATCTGAATCGTAATCCCATGCTTTGGCGCCTCTTGGGCAAACCTAGCAAGAGAAATAGCCAGCTTCAAAGAAACCTTGAAGTCGTACGCCGGAAGGGCAATGAAGAGACTTCTTCCTGCTAGGTCGTAACCTTTTTGAGTTTGCATGGATCACCCGTAGTAAATCGTAGCTACAACGCTGTTTTCCAGATAAATCCGGATGCCGTTTTGAGACAAAATCCCTTCGCCAGGAATAATGTTGTACACGTCATTACTGGTGGTTACGTTACTCATAACCAGCACGTCGTTATAAACCGTTGCTACACCCGAGGCGTCACCAGAGTCCGCCACGGCCACAGTAAACGAGTTTGCATTAGGTACAGTTACGACCTTGTAAAAGTCATCCGTTGGGTTCGTGCCGCCAGACCAGTCAATGAATGCCCAGTCGCCAACAGTAAGCCCGTGGTCTTGAGCCGTAACAGTAGCGGTAGTAGTAGCTCTTGCATAAGTTCCGGCAATTGAAAAGTTGTCGTACATGCCTACCAAACCAGCAGACGACGCTGCCGCACCAAAGAAGAACGCTTTTAGACGAGTACGGTAGGGGATAATTAAACCAGATGCATTCGCGTATTGCGATTTTACATCATATTGCATCGATGCCATTTGTGTTCTCCGTTTCTGGCGCTTCTAACCGATTAATTAGCATCTTGTAAGCTACGATCGTGGCTTGGGCTTGAACCAAAAAGACTTGCGCCTTATTCAATTCTTGCTCCAAGTCACGTATCTCAGACTCCAAGAACTCCTTGGTTATCTGCATTAGCTAAACGAAGCATAAGCGGGGACGTAATACGAGGTGCCGCCAATGCGAACTTTAATCGCTTTAGAAACCGTAGCCACAGCAGTTGCGGTGGGGGCAACAGTAGCCGCAGGGCCAGTCTCGATGTTAATAAAGTTCTGAACTTCGCCGGTCTGAGTACCACTATCCGTAACACGAATAAACGAAGAGGCGGCGCCTAGAGTTACGTTTGTACTGTAGTCAGTATCTAGTTGCAAAACAGCCAGCGTACCGCCAGGAGTCGTTGCCGTTCCACCCAAAGTCGCACGAATTGCGTTAGCGGCTCCAGAAATAGTGCCAGAATCGTTAATCGACGTTGAGATGTGTGCACCGTTAATTGTTCCACCAGTAGCGCCGTTAGCACCCGTAACCCGAGTTAAGAAACGAGCCGTTTCACCAGAACCGGTCGAAGTGAAGGTTAGGCGAGAATAATTAAGACGAACGTCACCAGTCGTATTTGACGCAGTAACGTAGGAAGAAGAAACGTTGGAAGCCGTGGTTACGGTGATGGGATCGGAAGAAGTACCGCC